GAAAGAGATTATGGATCTGTTGCATCTAGAATGTTGTCTAGAAAACACAGCCCCCATATTGCAAATTATTTTGATAAATTATTTGATCTTGAGAAAAAAAAATACGAAAGTGACAACCTTAGAAGATACAAAAGGTTAGAAAGAATTGCTGACAAGGCAGAGAAAGAAAAACAATTCGCTGCCGCTATTAACGCTGAATATAGATCTGGTCAATTGGCTGGTGCATATGTTGATCGTAAGGAAGTAACTGTTAGTGGTTTGGAGGGTATGTCACGTGAGCAACTTGAGAAAAAGTTATCGGAACTATCAGACAAAATCGATGGCTTCAATGCCAAGACGATTGAGGTTGAGTCCGAAGACGTTACAGCAATTGAAGAAAGCTAGTTGGTCAGAATGGTTAGATGTTTTTAACCAAGTACATAACTCCACCATCACAACTTCAATTGGTAAAATTAAGGTAGAGATTGATGACTAGAAAAAAAAGGCAACAGTCTAAAATACTTAACTTTGATTTTAAAAATCTGGGCAATGTAATTGATGATTATCCATTTGTGGAGATCGAATGGTGTGACATCGAGGGGGATGCTGGTTGGTCTGATATTAAATCATTAAATAAGGAAGAGCTACCTATTTGTGTATCAAAGGGGTACTTATTAAGTCAAAAAAATGGCATTACTAGAATATTTAGTGATTATATTAAATCAAAAGATAAACCAACATTTGACAACATTGGGGCAACAACTATTATCCCAACACCAGTAATTAAATCAATTAGAAAGATAAAATTAAAATAAACTTACTTAATCATGTCTAATCAAAATGGGGAAGCTAAACTATGGCAAAAAGTAAAAAAAGGACTGACTAATTGCTTTTTAACTCGCATAGAATCTAGCACAATTAATGGTATTCCTGACGTACACGCAGTCATGAATAATGAAGTATTTTGGATGGAATTAAAATCAGATTCATTAAGTTATCCGAAGCTAAATAAGTGGCAAATTGTTTGGATTAATAAATATATAATGGCTGGAGGCAAAATAATTATCTTGAAAGAGACCCTCTTGCAGAAGTCTCTTAGACTCTACAGACCGGTGTCCGTGTTTACCGATCCTCGCTCCCTCGTCCCGTTTGCCTCGTTCTCGTTCCCGTTACAATGGCCACTGGTCCAGCGTAGGATGCTGACGGAGCTGCACCGGGAGCCCGATGCAGCGTAAAGCTCGTTCTTGTTCTCTGGCCTCTGAACTTTTCCCTCTTTGTTTGTTCAGGGGCCTGAGAACCAGCAGCAGGTGATCCCGAAGCTCTCGTTTCTCGTTTATAAACCTCGTCTCGTTTGAGAAAGACTAACTACAAGGGCCCCGCCCAGTCAGCTGGGAAGACGGATCGGCGTGGACACGTGTGTCGTTTCTCGTTTAGGGTAAGCTCTCGTTTCTCGTTTAATGGCTAATGGTGAGCCCCCTGCAGCTCCACATCACCTTCGGCAGCTCAGCGTAGCTGGTGCGCTGGACAATGTAATTTTGTACTTGACAGATATCCCATGATGTCTTATAAGGAACCGGTTGTTAGTAGCAGGGATTGACCTAACCAACGCAACCTGATCCAATTGTCTAGGGGAGCATGGTACCCGAATACCGCCTAGCATTGCTAGTTGGCAATTGAATCTCCCTAGCTGTCGGGGTAAAGACAGCATGCGAATTTTAAACAAGGAGAAATAAAAATGGCAAAGATAGACTACGAAAAAAAATACAAAAAACTAGAGAAGGCAGTTAAGAAATTTCTCGGTGGATACATCTGGCCGAACTGTGAGATGGCAGAAGATCAAGGCTATGGGATTGGCTACATGGATGATGAGGATAAACCAGAACACGTTAAACAAGTTGATAAGATATATAAAATTATGAATTAATACTGATCCCTGATCCTAGCCCATAAAAATAGGATAAGCCATAGTGACGATTATGGCACGCTAGGATCTGGGATCAGCAACAGCGATGGGCTAGAGGGAATTCTAGAATTCTAATCTTTAAAAAACTCTAGTGCTGATCCTTTAATGCAGGAGAAATAAAAATGGCGATAGACTTTGATGCCCTCGATCTCGTTCGAACAGAGAACAAATCTCGTTCATACAACAAGAGAGTTGGTGAGCTGGCGCAGCAGGTGACTGAGCTCACTGGGCTGGTGGCAGATGTGGTAAAAGAATTACCAGAGGAAAAGAAATGGTCTTTTGAAGAAAGATTAAAAAAAATAAAAAAAGGGGGTTGACAGGGCTCCCATCGTGTCTTATATGTAAGGGGCGGTTCACTAGCAACTGTGTATGACGATGCACATCCCAAGGTGGACCGTGACCCTGATCCATTACGCTGGCACATTAATAAGTGTCTATGTAACAAACGAAAGGGTGGGATGGATCTGGGGTCATTTAACCAAAGGAGAACTATGGACAACATTAAAATTAAATTATATTTTGACTATCCAAAACGTAAAGACGGATTCACTGGTCGAGAGAACAGGCGCTACTGGATAGTTAATACTAAAACAAATATAAAAATCAGGATAACAGAAAATATTTTCGATGGAATTCAAGCATCGATCGAAGAAGACAACAAGCCTAAAGAAGGAAAAGTATACGCACTGACTGGTGGCCGTGGAACTAATTGTATTGCCAATGGCAACACATGGAAAGAGTCGGAGGTGAAGAATGCCTGATGAACTTAAACAATGGTTTCTAATGACAAGCATCAAGGAATGCCTCGCTGAGTACGAAAAGCAAGAAATAGGACTGGTAAGTGATATAGCGAAGCACGGCTGCTCAGGAGGCGTTGCTGGACTCGTCTACTACAGTGAAACAACTTCGTTTCATGATTACCATCAAGAAGAAATCTGGGACCTGGTGCGGGAGCATGCTGATGCTGCTGGCATTAAGAAAGGCAATATGCTTATGCATATAAGCAATGATCCAAGCTCGTTAACACAATTGACTAACGATCTCGTTTGGTGGGCGGTTGAAGTTCGGGCCCAGGAGCTGCAGGATCAGAAGACGGCAGCTGGAGCTGAAGCGTGACCTTTGTCGTCGTTTATTTATGTCTACTGTTTATGTTTCCAACAGTAACTTTAGCAAGCACAGCGTTACTTGCGCTGTCGCTCGTTGGTATACTCTAGATACGATCTCGTCTCGTTTGAACTAATGGCCCAGCCCGGCGTGCTAAGGATGAGCTGGTGCGCCCACCGGCTACGCCGGTAACACAGACCTGTGAGGTCAGAAAATGGCGAGAAACCTCGTCGTTTGACTAATTGGATACCCTTATTTTAGTAATATTTAGCTGCTGCGACGGGGGGGCGTAACTGCTTCTTCCTATGGACAATGGTTAATAAACCTTACTTTCATTGGCTTATTTCAATCTCGTCTCGTTTAAAAAGGGTCAAATACGCAGCTGGTGATCCCGAGAGACTGGCAGGTGACGGGAACTGTGCTGGTAAAAAATACCATAAATTAAAAATTTCTAGTTTAGAATTATTCTAAAAGATAAGTGTTGTATTAATATATAAGATACGATAAGACATTAGGTGGGGTGTTCGCTGAACTGTTTGTCGGAACACCCTTAAACAAAAACAAAGGAGTAAAAATGGGACTAGATATGTTTGCCTTCCGACATAAAGGCGAAGAGATAGACCAAAATACTGACAGAAATAAATTAACAAGTACACCTCGTGAGCCGATTATGTTTTCAGATTGGAGAAAACACAATAGACTACAAGGCTACTTTCAAGAGCTGTTTGATAAAAGGTCAGGGTATCACTTCATGGGGAATTTTAATTGTATTCCTCTTTACCTCTCTAAAGAAGAAATTGAGATGCTACAGAAACAAATTGAAACTCGTACACTACCAGAAACAAAAGGGTTTTTCTTTGGGCAAGATAGTTATACGTGGGAAGGAGAACAACAAGATATGAAAGCCTACGACTTAAAATTTTGCAAGGAAGCTAAAGAGTGGATTGATAAAGGATATAAAGTTTTCTATGAGTGTTGGTGGTAGAAAATTTAGAAATAATGGTCGTGAATTGATTACAGCAACACGACCATTATTTAAAAAAATAAAAAAACCAAAAGTTCCAAGAGAGTTTTGCATCGTAAGAGGTAATTCTTTTAGAGAATCAATTAATCTCTATTGGATAAAAAGAAAAAAACATAAAAGGAAATATGAAACCAAATAAAAAACCTAATGTCGTCTCGTCTCGGTCTCGGTCAGATCAGAAAAAGGAACATGAAGCTAAAGAGTTGCGTCGGCAACAGGACGCAACCGATAAAATGCTGTCAGCTGTAAAGCAATTAGAAGGTATATTGGGGGAAACAATGCAACTAGAAATTGAGCCAAATGTTAATACCATTAATAATATCATTAATAAAAAAGATAAAAAAAAGTTAAATTAGTTCTTGTAATGGGAATTGATAGGATATAAAAAGAGAGGGCAATTCATAAGAATTGTATAACTTAACAAAGAGGTATAAATGCCACAAGCAATAAAAAAGCTGAAGCAAGAAGAAAAAAAAGTAGTTCTTGCTTATGCTACATTAAAGCTAAAAGCAAATAGACTTAACAAAGAGTTAGACAGTATGAAGGAACATGTTGTTAATCTATTTGAGAGATCAAACCAAAACTTAATCATAGTTCAAGATGAACATGGAAATAGTTTTGGACTACAAAAGATTAACAGAGTTAGAAAATCTTTTGACAAAGATAAATTTAAATTAGGTCATTTAGATTTATGGAACGCACACCAAAAGCAAGTTGCTTATTGTGAATACAAAGCGATTGGAGACATCAATGCCCAATAATGATTTGATTAATATTGCTAATGTATTGAGTGAGAAACTAAACTCTAATGCGCCTACATCACTAGCCGATATGGTTATTGATAAGGGGCATAAGAAACAACTGAATTATGAAATAATGTTTCAGTTGTTAATGGGAGAGTGTGAAAAACATATCCTTGAGAACACAGGCAATTCAGTAGTTGATGAATTTAAAGACAATGTACTTAAAAAATTTAGTACACTTGTTCAAGCCTTGCACAATACTCAAGATCAAGAATAATAATAATAAATAAAACCAATGGCGCATTACGTTTGCGCCATTGGTGTATCTACACCAATGAAGGCTCAAAAATTTCCACAACTTACTTTTTAAAAATTCTAATCTTGAAATTTGCGTTCTAGGGTAGTGTTTTTTGTGGTGAAAGGGTTTACAAAGTAGGATACACAAATATACTAGGGTCCCAAACGAGATGAAAATAGAAAACTTAACTGAAGAAGAATTAAAAGATATTATTCTAAAAAAGCAGTTGGAGTGGATCAAGTTATGCCAGGATAATTTTTTAATTTTTGCAGAGTCCGTGTGGCAGGATTTTATTTATCGTAAAACAAAGGACCCAAAGAAGTACGGGCACCATCAAATTATAGCTCAATCTTTTCAAGAGATTGCCGATGGAGATGCAAAGAGGCTCATAATCAACATGCCACCACGTCATACTAAATCTGAATTCGCATCTTATTTATTTCCTGCTTGGTATATTGGAAAGTATCCAAAGAAAAAAATTATGCAGGTATCACACAATGCTGAACTTGCTTCAAGATTCGGTAGCAAAGTTCGTAACTTAATGAACACAAAAGAATATAAAGAAATTTTTGGAAATGTTACACTTCGAGAAGATAGTAAAGCAAAAGGTAGGTGGGAAACCAATCATGGTGGTGAATACTTTGCAGCTGGTGTTGGTGGATCTATCACAGGTCGAGGGGCCGATTTGCTTATTATTGATGATCCACATACAGAACAAGATTCTTTATCAGATACAGCAATGGAACGTGCTTATGAATGGTACAATTCAGGACCCAGACAACGTTTACAACCAGGAGGAAGAATTTTAGTTGTAATGACTCGTTGGGCTACCGACGATCTTACAGGAAGGTTGGTGAAGGCTCAAACTGAAACTAAAGCTGATCAATGGAAAGTAATTTCTTTCCCTGCAATAATGCCTAACGATAAACCTGTGTGGCCAGAATATTGGTCAAGAGAAGATTTAGATTCTGTAAAAGCTTCAATCTCAACAAAAAATTGGAATGCACAATATATGCAGGACCCAACTTCAGAAGAGGGTGCAATTATAAAAAGGGAATGGTGGCAAAACTACGATAAAGAAAATTTACCAAAATTATTACATGTGATACAATCCTATGATACTGCATTTTCTAAAAAAGAAACTGCTGATTATTCTGCCATTACTACGTGGGGAGTTTTTGAACCTGTAGAAGGTTATGAAAAAGCAATAATATTATTAGATGCTCATAAAGGTAGATATGATTTTCCAGATTTAAAAAATGTTGCATTAGAACAATATAATTATTGGGAACCGGAAACTGTTATTATTGAAGCTAAGGCTAGTGGTCAGCCACTAATACATGAGCTTAGACGTGCAGGAATCCCTGTTATTGATTATGTACCGGCTAGAGGAAGAGACAAGCATACTAGAATAAATAGCTGTGCTCCTGTGTTTGAGTCGGGCATGGTGTGGGCACCTATTGACGAACACTGGGCACAGGAGGTTATTGAGGAATGTGCAGCATTTCCTAACGGACAATACGATGACTATGTTGATTCTATGACCCAAGCTGTGTTAAGATATCGACAAGGTGGATTTGTTTCA